GTTTGATGTTATTGAGAGTTTATAATGGCAAGAGGATTATCGAGTGCGGTAAAGACAGAATTAGCAACAGGGGTTATTGACCCGGTATTACTTGTAGAAATAGAGTTTAACACACCAGTGTATTTAACAAACGCCAGCTTTGATATAACATCTAGTGTATCAGGCTCATCAAGAACTTATCAATCAAATGGACATTTTAAAAATATTACAGGCATAAACGAGACAAACAAACCTACAAAAAACAGTTTACAAATTAGTTTATCTGGAGTCGATCAAAGTTACATATCAATAGCTTTATCTGAAAATATAATTAATAAAGAAGTTTATATTTACAGAGGTTTTTTAGATACAAACAATGATTTATTAGCTGACCCTTTTTTACTATTTTTTGGGACAATAGATGAGTACAAAATTTCTGATAATACAACTACTGCAAATTTAGTTTTAAATTTAACTTCACACTGGGGTAATTTTCAAAAAACAAGTGGTAGAGTGACAACAGACAATTCACAGCAAAGACATTTTAGTAACGATAAAGGTATGGAGTTTGCGGCACTTACAGTCAGAGATATTAAATGGGGTAGAGTATGACAAGTTTTCATTTTTATGAGGCTACTAATAAAAACATGGACGAGATATTTGAAATATTACATGAGTTTGAAAAAGAGGCCCCAGCTTTAGATTATCCTCATATTCACAGAGCAAAGATGAAACAAACTTTAATGATGTTTTTACAAAAAGGAAAAATAATTTTAATAAAAGATTTAGACAAAAATAAAATAGTTGGGATAACAATTTTTGTATTTCACGAGTATTTATGGTCTAAGGAAGAACTACTAGCAGTTCAAGTAATTTATATATTAAAAGAATATCGATCATTAAATTTATTTAATCAAACTATGGATATAATTAAAAATCAGGCAAAAGGTAGGCACATACATTTAAGTATATCTACAAAACTATTAGCAGATAAATTATTAGATAGATACGGCTTTGAAAAAATGGGTGGTTTATGGAGGTACATAGATGTGTAATCCCATTGAAATAATAGAGGATATAGTTGATACAATCACAGACGTTGTAGATTTTGTCGTTGATCTTGTTGTTGATGTAATAAGTTGGTTGAATCCTATTCCTGAAATACCTGACTTTGGAGGTAATCAACCAGATTTAAATGCAAGAGGTGTTTTAGTTAATAAAGTTAGTGCAAATGCTCACATACCAATAGTTTACGGGACAAGAAAAGTTGGTGGAAATGTGGTCTTTGTAGAAACATCAGGGACAGACAACGAGTTTTTGTATATGGCTATTGTTGTATCTGAGGGAGAAATAGACGATATAACTAAAATATTTGTCAACGATAATGAAGTAACTTTTGATGGAGATTTGGCAGACAATATTCAAAGAACTGTTGCTAGTTCTGATGATAATTTTTTTAAAGCACCTGATGATGACTCAAGTGCAGAAAGTTTAATTACTGTTGAACCTCATTATGGAACTGATACACAAATAGCATCAAGTTTATTATCGGAATTATCATCATGGACTTCGAACCATCGACTTCAAGGGCTTGCTTATATTGCTTTTAAATTTAAATGGAACTCAGATGCTTTTGGTTCTTTGCCGCAAGTTAATGCAATTATAAAAGGTAAAAAAGTTTACAATCCAAATTTAGATAGCACTGTGACTGGTGGGTCAGGTTCACATAGAAAAAACGATAGCACTACTTGGGAATATTCAGATAATGGTATTTATCAGATGCTAGATTATTTAAGAAACGAAAGATTTGGCATGGGTATTTCAGATAGTTATTTTGACAGTGATTTTGCAGATTGGCAAACGGCTGGCGATGTAGTAGATGCAAATATCACACCTTATAGTGGGGCAACCCAAATTGATTTGTTAGATAGCCACCCAGTCTTAGATACATCAAGAAAAGCTATTGACCTCGTATCAGACTTTGTCAAAGGAACACGATCATACTTAAATTTTACTGCTGGTAAATATAAAGTATTAGTTGAGACAACTGGTAGTGCATCAATAACATTAACAGAGGATAATATTATAGGTGGCATACAAGTTAGCAGTAAAAACAAAAATTCACGATTTAATAGATGTATTGTAAATTTTATTAATCCTTCAAAAAATTATCAAAGTGATACCGCACAATTTCCTCCAGTTGATGAAACAGGATTAGCAAGTGCAGATACTCATAGTGTTATGAAAGCGGCAGATGGAGATATATTACTTGAGGGTAATTTTGATTTCCCTATGATCGTAAATCAGCATCAAGCCCAAGAACTTGCAGAGATTATATTGCGTAGGTCAAGATCAAGTTTAGATGTTTCATTAAAATGTGATGCAACTGGATATGATTTAGCTATCGGAGATATAGTGAATGTTACTCACGCCACGCCAAGTTTCTCGGCTAAACCCTTTCGTGTTCAAGGAATGACAATTAATACAGACCATACAGTCACTTTACAACTTTCAGAACATCAAGATAGTTATTACTCTTTTGGCACTCAAGTTGCACCAGCAACAATTCCTGACACTACTTTACCAAATCCATTTAGTGTGCAAGCACCATCAATTACTGCAAGTGACGAATTATTAGAATTATTTGATGGTTCAGTAGTTTCTAAATTATTAGTTAATATAACAAATACAGATAGGTTCGTTAATGATTTTGAGGTTCAATACAAAGAATCAACGTCATCTAATTATAGATTGATGCGTAGAGGCTCAAATAAAATTGTTGAAAAATATCCAGTAAAAGAGGGAGTTACTTTTGACATAAGATGTAGAGCCATAAATTCTTTAGGGGTTACGTCAGCATTTACTACAATACAGCATGATGTTAATGCCGCTTTTGACCCACCAGATGATGTCACTAATTATGCAATAGATGTAGTTGGAGATAAATTACACCATACATTTGATGCAGTTAGTAATTTAGATTTAGATTTTTACGAAATAAGATATTCTTCAAGCACAACAAACACAGTTTATGCAAATACAACAATTTTAGTACCAAGAATTGCTCGACCAGCAACTTCAATTCAAACACCATTTATAGGTACAGGAACTTATTTTATAAAGGCAGTAGATAAATTTGGCATAAGGTCAAGTAATGCGGCATCAGTTGTAATAAGTTCTCAAGTTTTAACAGAAAGTATTGAAACAGTACAAACAATAACTGAGGAGACTGGTTTTACTGGAACTAAATCTAATTGTATAGCTGTTGATAATGCACTTATTTTAAAAACATCTACTTTGTTCGATAGTGCATCAGGAAATTTTGATGATGCAGTAGGATTATTTGATGGTGGTATTTCAAGTGTAGCTACATCTGGAACGTATGATTTTGCTAACAGTTTTGATTTTGGGGCAGTATATAAATTTAAAGTTTTAATTAATAATTTTAACGTAGATAATTTAGATTATGTAGATTCCTTTGATTCTGCACCTGGATTATTTGACAGTAGATCAGGTTTATTTGATGGTGCAACTAATGCGTCTGTATCAACAAACGTACAATTACAAGTATCAACTTCTCAAGATAATAGTACCTTTACAAGTTATACAAATTTTAAAGCTGGAGACTTTGTAGCTAGAGCAATAAAATTTAGAGCATTATTAACTACATCTGATACATCAGCTACTCCAAAAATAAACAATTTATCTTTAAAACTATTTTTACCTAAAATGACAGTAACAGAATCAAATGTTGCAAGTACAACTTCAACATCTGGAAAAGCTGTTACTTTTTCTCCATCTTTTTATCAAACACCATCACTAACTGTTATAGGACAAAACATGGCTACGGGAGACTTTTTCACTGTTACATCAAAAAGCAGAACTGGATTTACTATTGAATTTTTTAACAGTGGTGGTAGTACAGTAGATAGAACATTTGACTACACAGCGAATGGTATTGGTATGCAACAATAAGATTGTAAATTTTATAATTTAAGGATATATAATAATTATGGCACAGCACGATTATACAATAGCTAATCAGGGTTTTCCCGCTACAAGAACTGATTTAAATAATGCTTTATCAGCAATAGCAACTAATAACTCAGGAACATCAGCACCCTCAACACAATATGCTGGTCAATTTTGGATAGACACATCTGCATCTACTTGGATTTTATATATGTATGATGGGTCAGATAATATTCAGTTTGCACAAATAGATACTTCTGCAAATACAGTAAATTTTATAGATTCAGTAGTTACAGGTGGGCTAACAAATAAATTAGAGGGAACTAATTTTACAGGAAGTTTAATTGTAGGACACGACACAACAGGCACTTTAAGTTCTGCACAAAATAATACTGCTCTAGGTTTAGGTGCTATGGACGCAATAACTTCTGGAGATAGTAATACTTTTGTAGGAAAAGATTCAGGAACATCCTTAACTTCAGGTTCAAATAATGTTGGAATAGGTAGAGATTCTTTGAAATCAAACACAACAGGAGAAAATAACACTGCTGTTGGTATGAATGTAATGTGTTCAAATACTACAGGTTGTTACAATCATGCACTTGGTAGAAATACTTTAATGGATAATACAACAGGTTGCTATTCAACCGCTATCGGACACCAAGCATTAGAAAACAGCACTGCTACAGGAGACACAGCTAATACAGCAGTAGGTGCTTTAGCTTTATATACTAATACATCAGGCACAAACAACACTGCTGTGGGAAGAAAAACATTAGAAGCTAATACAACAGCAAGTAACAATACTGCTCTTGGCTCTTGTGCTTTAAATGCAAACAGCACAGGTAGTGGAAACACAGCAATAGGTGCATATTCTTTAGATGCTAGTACAACATCTAATCATAATACAGGAGTTGGACAAAACACTTTAACAGCTAACACGACAGGATATGCCAACACTGCTGTTGGTTATAACTCTTTATGCACTCACACTACAGGAAACAGCAATACTGCTATTGGCGATAACACAATGAGATTAACTACAACAGGAACTTTCAATGTTGCAGTTGGAGACAATGCTCTATGTGCAAACACAACAGCTAGTTCAAATGTTGCTATCGGTAGAGATTCTTTATTTGCTAACACTACAGGTGCTTGTAATGTTTCAGTTGGTGCTTTAAATTTAGATGCTAATACAACAGGCGCTAACAATACAGCAGTTGGAGATCAAGCATTATCAGCAAATACAACAGCCAATAGTAACACAGCAGTTGGTTGTGGTTCCTTAAAATTAACTACAACAGGATGTTTTAACACTG